ATGAGTCGTGGACTTTCAGAAAAAGAAGCAACTGACATGATTGTCATGGGCTTCATTGAACCCTTTACCAAAGAATTGCCAATGGAATACGCTGTTGAATTAAATCGCTTGATTTCTTATTCAATGGAGGGTTCTATCGGGTAAAATGATAAAGTGTTGTTATATCAACATTTTATGATTATTTTTTGTGAAAAATAATTCCAAAGGGGCACTAAAGGGGCAGATGTTAATAAGTTAAATAATTAGTGATATATACTGATTAATTAACCATTGTGTTTGTGCCCCCTAAAATTTAATTATGCCCCTTGTAAATAAAAAGTGCCCCTTGTAATTGAGGGGCATTTTTTATTTAATCTCATTTAGTTTTTTAACAATATCAATCTTAACAGATTTTGTGACGTGTGAGTAGATGTTAAGAGTTGTCTTATAGTCGGTGTGTCCCACTCGATCCATTGCAGCACTTAGAGGTATTCCAAGTTCTGCCAATAAAGCAATGTGGGAATGCCTGAAGATATGAGAGGTAATATGTTTGGTTATTCCAACCTTTTCTGCGGCTCTCCTTACCACAACATTGAGAGTATCTAAGTCAACCGCAGCACCATTCACAGTATAAAATATATAATTATCCTTGTTGAATTCTTTACCCTTAACAGAGCGGTTTAGTTCTAAAAGTTCAAGTTGCTCTTGAATTATTTTTTTGATGTTCTCCGGAATTGTAATTGTCCGATAAGAGAACTCAGTCTTCGGAGTGGTTTTTATTTTCAACGCCCTGTCATAAGTGCCATTAATTATTACCGTCTCATTTTCCAAATCTATTTCATCAATTGTAAGAGCAGCTGTTTCACCATAGCGAGCCCCAGTATATGCCATAAATTCTACAAAATTGGCAATATGCTCAACTCTTGAAGTTATTCTCAGAACAGAAAGAATTTTTTTAATATCACTTAATTCAAGATAACTATCTCGTTTTTCCTGAACTTCATTAAAAGTTTTTGTTTTTTTGGGAGCTTTAACAAAACTGGCTTCATTTACTTCAAGATAACCCATCCTAACTCCGAAATCTAGAATAGAGTGAAATCTTTTTTTGAAACCATTGTAATAACTGTAAGCATAGCCTTCATCCATCATTTCATTGACTAATTCTTGAATTAGTCGGCGATTGACATTTCTTGCTTTTGTATCTTTTCCGATTCTTTCAAGAATGCGCTTATCGTTAGCAGTTGAACCACGAAGTGATGAAGCTTTGACAGTCGGTGACCAGTTCTTATAATATTCATTGTATAAATCAGCAAAAGTAATATCACTTCCTTCTTTGTGAGAAAGGATTTTATTAATTTTATCACCAAGTTCAGTTTGTGCAACTTTTTGAGCCCTTGGTGTTTTCTTATCAAGTGTAACTGACACCTTTTTTAATTTTTCCGTTAATGGGTCTCTATATCTTTCAAAATATTTGTACTTCCCATTTGGTAAATCTTCTATCCACATTTGATTTTTACTCCATTTCTTGTTAAAATTGAGTACAGTAAAACAGCTTCGCTTGAAGTGTTTATACTGTATTTGAAATTTAATCCACCCTGGTCCGTCCAAAGATAGGGTGGATTTTTTTATTAAGTAAATTTCATGTTATAAACTGCTGTAATTTTTTCAATATAATTTTTTGGAATATTTAATGTCTTGTAAAAATCCCCTTTTGGAGATAGAGTTATATTAGAATCTTCATAACCTAGCGAGATAATTGCTAAATCTCGCAAGTATTGCTCAAACATAGCTCTATCGTTAATTAATATGGCTATGGAAACAATCACAGCGAATAGATCGCTTTTTCCGATACCTTGCAGAAATTCATCTTCTGTTAAAACATCTGCTGATACAGACTTTAATAATAAATCTTTATTTAGTTCAGCAGAAACATTAGATAAGAAAGTCCTGCTTCCATGCGCTATATTATTTCTATACTCATGTAGAAGATTTAATACTACAATAAGAAACTCTTTTTTATCTTTTGTATTACTTAGTAGTGATAATTCACAGAATTCCTCAGCGATTCGTTCCTTTATAGTTGGTATTAGAACTTTATACCAATTAACCGTTGTCCCGAAATAAATCCCTTTGACTGCAATCCAAGGCGGGATAAAAGGTTTAGACTTATAGTGCTGTATTGGATAATTACTTTTGTTTCCATCAAGTTCTGAAATAACTTTGCTTATAACTTGTTTTCTGTCTAATGGGTCAGAGTCTGTGTATTTTTTAAAGTTCAAATATTCACTTTGTTTTATACCAAAATCTTTCGCTATGTTGTATGCAATCTTTGTTTTTAGGTTATTTTCTATATAAATAATATACTTGAATAGCAAATTATTAAGAGCAGTGTCGATAAGATGAACTTTATGCAGGTTTTCTAAAGTGACTTTGTTTATAAATTTTTCTATATTATCATCATCTTCATCACGATAAGTTTCAAATATATCTTTATATCCATTTATAATATTGTAGTAAGAAATGCTACTCAGCACCTCTCTAGCATATTTTTCATCAGAGATTAAAACTCTTTTTCTCCGCATTAACTGTATTTGTTGCTTGTAAGTTAAAAATACTTTATCTTTATTTGACAAAAAAAACCTCCCATCCATTCAAAATAAGATAAGAGGTTTTTCCTAGACCTATCCGGGTCCATTTAAGTTATTCTCATCTTATCACTATTTTGATTTTTTGTCAACGTTATAGTATTTTAACCAAGTCTCCTATACTTATTTCAGGGTTTTTTGGTTCTAAAATCGTTATCTGATTTTCGTCTTTTATTGGTAATGGGCCATTACTGACATATCCGCCCCCTCCTAATATTTTATCCATAGAGAACGGAGTTCCTTCTTTAAGATGTTCTGCGACGGCAAAATTTTGAAATACTTGGGTAATTTTTAACTTTGCTTTTGTAAAATCAAATGTTCCTAAAGTGCGCCCATCCAAATCTTTAATTTCCGGGCCTTCTTCATATACAATAATCCATTTATCGGTTGTTATATTTCCTGAATTTTTACCAATGTTTATTAAAATAGTAAATTCATCAATAATTTTTATTACTTGCATTTTTTTCTCTGATGTTGATTTCTTTTCCATAATTTCTCCTGCTCTTTTAATTTGATTAGTACACTTAATCTTTTATTTGAATAAATCCCACAATGAAAATGAGGTCTTTTTATAAACTTTATTATATGCCGCTTTTTTCGGATTTTTAGCCCAACCCACGCCCTTTTTTCCATAACCGGGAATCAGGGCTTTTTTTACTTTACGATTATATTTTGCGGTTGATCTATCTTTAAAGCTTTTGGTAATGCTAGGTTTTCTCATTCCAAACTTCATTTTTGCTCCTAACTCAATCTTTAAAATGGGTACTCTATAAAGTCCCAAGCTGGTAAAAGTCCATTATCAAGGAATGTAGAATTTGAACCACAATCAGGACAATATCTTTCATATCCTTTAAGAGGGGTCTCGCACGGTTCAAAAATTGTTAAATTTCCATCACTTTCTTCTCTATGACCAGTGCATTTATTTATTATTCCTGATCCACAAACGGAACAAAAATTTCCTGTAGGATGTTCATTGCCACATTTAGGACATGGTTGTGCTAAACGTCCTTCGCTGTCTAATTCTAATATTCTGTAGTTCATTTCGTTATTATCTCCTCTAGGGAAAAATTTTACTTTCTGCTCATCTGTTTCGTGGAATTGAAAATATTTATTACTTCTTACTTTCTTCAAGTCATTCGAGCCGCAAATTGAGCAATAATTTAATTCTTCGCTGATGTTAATCTCAAGTGATTTGCAAGTATTACAAAAATGAAAAATTGTCCCTAAAAACATTATTTGAAGTCCGTTATAATTATCTTCGTTCCTTGCTATATAATTCAAATAGGATTTCCTTATGGCGTACACGGCTTTTTGGAAAGCATTAATGAATGTGTCTTGTGGAACAACCCAGGGAAAACGATTTTTAACATCACAAGTTATCTTAGCAGAGGAAGAAGATATATCAAAGACATCAGCAATGAAATTTGGCTCCCATTCATTAGGTACCAAGTATGATGGAGACAGGAGTTTGTTTGCAAATAGATCAGCTTCTTTTTCGAAAAAGTTATATTGCTCATCATTTATTCCAAAATGCCCTCTAGCTAGAAGTGCTTCTCCAAATTTAAAGTGCTCAAGGTGTATATGTCCTAACTCGTGCGCCAAGGAAAACCTAATTCGTTGAGGTATATTTTCGGAGGTGTTGTCATTATAAACAATGATATATTGATTTACTCCAACCTGCATTGTAAAAGCATCAGAAGATATAGTATATGCTGAAAAACCACTGTTCATTTCATCGTTATCAAATTCTTGATAAGTCATTAATTCAATATTCGGGAATTGATTAATTAGATTTAAAAGATTAACAGGAAAAGTAACGTTACAGTTTTGAACAAGTATCTTTTGAGTTTCAAAATCTATTTTCCTATAATTATAATTCGCCATCCTTTTCTCCCCCAAATTTTTTATGGCGAAGATATTGAGCAAAACTCTTAAACTCTTCTATTTGATCAGCATCAAATTCTTTATCCAGTTGTCGTGCCAAAATTCTTATTTCAGGATTTTTTATTCCATCACTGATTTTATCCTCACGTCCCAAAAGAGAATCTACCGTTACTCCGAAGTAATCAGCAACTTTAGTTAAAATTTCAGAAGAGGGAGATGATTTGGCATTTTTCATATTATAAAAATAATTTTCACTAAAACCTAACTTCAAAGCCAAATCTTTCAAACTTATTTTTTGAGCATCTGCTAAATTTTTTATTCTTTCAAACGTAGTCATATCAAGCCTTTCAAGGAATGACAAAAACAAAAGTACTTTTTTTAGTATTTTACTGTTGACAAAAAGAACTAAATTTAGTACAATTGGTTTTGTAAATAGTTAGCCTATAAATTAGGCTCAAGCCTCAACAAGATAACCAAACGCTCCGCCAAGAATGTTTTGTAGTGTTACTGTTAGGCGTTTTCTTTATACAACTATGGTACTAAATATAGTTCTTTTTGTCAAGTGGGAACTAATAAATGAGCTAACTTTTATAACATAAATAAAGAAAGGACATGTTATGCCAGAATTTAACCCCGGTCTTGAAAAAATCAAGGCACGCATGAAAGAAGAAAATATTCTTGCAATTGACTTGGCTACAACTTATGGAATTAAACCAAGTGATATGTCAGATATTTTAAGCGGCAAAGATACATCACCACGTTCCGCCAAAGTTATTGTGAAGATTATTCATGATTTAACAATTAGATAGAAGGGAAGTTCATAATGAACGAATTAATTAAAATTTCGTCAAATGAAAATGGCGAACAAGTAGTAAGTGCAAGAGAATTGCATAAAGGTATAGGAGTAAAAACACGTTTTTCACTTTGGTGGGAACAAAACTCATCACTATTGATTGAAAATGAAGATTTTACAAGTGTAGTTTCAACTACGGTTGTTAATAATGGCGCAAAAAGACAGCTTCAAGACTATGCCTTAACAATTGATACAGCAAAACATTTAGCAATGCAAAGCCAAACTGAAAAAGGTCGTGAGTACCGAACTTATTTCATCCAAGTTGAGAAAGCGTGGAATAGTCCAGATATGGTTATGAAACGAGCTTTGCAAATTGCTGACAAGCGAGTTATTGCACTCCAAAACGAAAATAACCAGTTGCAATTAGAAACATCAGTTCAGAAGCAACAAATTGCAGAACTTCAACCAAAAGCTAGTTATTATGACTTGGTGCTACAAAATAAGTCTTTGTTATCTGTATCAAAAATTGCAAAAGATTTTGGGAAATCTGCTGTTTGGCTTAATAAATTCTTGCACGAGTTAGGTGTGCAATATAAACAAGGAGATATTTGGTTGTTGTATGCAAAGCACCAAGATAAAGGTTATACACAAACTCATACCCATGTCATTGATTCAGAAAAGAGCAGAGTAAGTACCAAATGGACACAAAAAGGAAGATTGTTTATTTATGACTTACTGAAAAGTAATGGAATTTTACCTTTGATTGAAAGAGATGACGCTGCATAGAAAGGAATCCAAATATGCCATACGCAAAAATAACCTATCTATCTGTAGAAAATGCAGAAGACGCAGAATGGTGTGACAAAAAACACCTTATGGAAGTCTGGCAAGGATTATCAAAAGGCACATTAACAGCCTGGCTCACTGAAATGAGAGATAGACCTGAATTTAAAAAAGGTGTACTCAATCCAACTCACGGACTTGTATTTATCAATAAAGAAATATTTAAAGAGTTTGTAGAGTGGAAAGAAGCAACTCGTTATAAGAGTTATAAAAAATAGGAGGAAACATGCTCAAAATTAAACTTTTAAATAAGTCTGACCAACAGTGGTTAGAGGGTCGCAAAGACGTTGAAGCACAATTGGAGATTTATAGTTCAATCCTCAACGCAAATGACCGTGTTCGAGCTATGAAACAACCGCGAGCACAACCCAGTGAATCACTTGTTCATTACGCAAAAGAACAATCGCTAGGAATGTGGTTAGAAGAATCACCATTCTTAGCAGAAATGAAAAAAGCCCGCACTGGTAATGCGAGCTGGTAGAAAATCTGTGGAAAGATTCTACCTTCATTATATCAAAAAATGAAAGTGAATAACATGATAAAAATCAATAAATTAGAAATTGAAAATGTGAAGCGTGTCAAAGCAGTTTCACTTGAACCAACACAAAACGGACTGACCGTAATTGGTGGACGAAATGGACAAGGTAAAACATCAATCCTTGATTCTATTGCATGGGCTTTAGGTGGCAATAAGTACAAACCTAGTCAACCACATCGAGAAGGTAGCGTACTTCCTCCAAATCTTCAAATATCATTGAGCAACGGTTTAGAAATCAAGCGTGATGGTAAAAACAGTGATTTGAAAGTCATTGATCCAAGCGGTCAAAAAGCTGGACAAAAACTTCTTGATAGTTTTGTAGAGGAATTTGCCCTCAATCTTCCAAAATTTATGGAGTCGTCAAATGCTGACAAAGCTAGAACATTACTTCAAATCATTGGAGTTGGTGACAAACTGGCAGAGTTCGAGAAAAAAGAACAAGAACTTTATAATGAGCGTTTGGTTATTGGACGAGTTGCAGATCAGAAAAAGAAATTTGCTGCTGAAATGACCTACTTTTCAGAAGCTCCAAAAGAGCTTATCAGTGTGTCTAAACTTATTCAGGAGCAACAAGCTATTCTTGCTAAGAATGCTGAAAATGAGCGACTGAGAGGGCAAAGGGATAGCCTGAAACAACGTCAAGTCCAACTTGATTCTGAAATTGCTCGATTAATTGAAGAAAAAGCCAAAGTTGACCAACAACTCGAAATTGCTGAAAAAGATGCGCTTGATTTACATGATGAATCAACTGAGCAACTTGAGTATAGCATCAGCAATACCGAAGAAATCAATCGCAAAGTTCGTGCCAATCTTGATAAAGACAAAGCTGAACAAGATGCTCAAGTTGAAAAAGAAAAATATGATAACTTGAGCGCTCAAATTGACCGTATTCGTTTAGATAAAAATCAGTTGCTAGAAGATGCAGATTTGCCTTTGCCAGGTCTGTCAGTAGCAGAAGGAGAACTTCTCTACAAAGGTCAACGCTGGGATAATATGTCCGGAGCTGAACAGCTTAAAGTTTCAACCGCAATTGTTCGCAAACTTAATCCAGAGTGTGGTTTCATCTTGATTGATAAGTTAGAGCAGATGGACTTAGACACTTTGAAAGAGTTTGGCCAATGGCTCGAACAAGAGCAATTACAAGCGATTGCCACAAGAGTTTCAACTGGTGACGAGTGTTCTATTATCATCTCTGATGGTTACAGTGAAGAAAGTGGGCAAGCGACTGTAATTGAAACACAACCAGTTCAACCAGAGCAGACAAAATATCAGTTTTAAGGTGGTGGATTATGGAAATGAAACAGATTCCAGATTATCCCAACTACGCTGTAACTAGAGATGGGAGAGTTTGGTCCTATATAAGTAATAAATTTATAAAACCAAGAGTATCTAAAGAGAATTCCGTCATAGTAAATTTGAATTTTGAAGGTATAAGGTTCAGAAGGAATGTTGCTAGGTTAGTATTTATAGCTTTTAAAGGATATGAACCTGAAATTGTACGTCATATTGATGGTAATCCTCTTAATAATAATATTGATAACCTCAAAGCAATGAGTAAAAATGAACACTTGAAAAGTTTAGGTAACCCTAGCAATTTCAAAAATTATAATCGTAACCTTAAAATGATTAAAGTTGATGTTGAATCAGAAAGTAAGCAGGTTGTTGCATACCCATACAGGTCAACGGAATATGATTCAGCTTTACTATGTTGCAATTTAAAAAGATTAACTTACAAAGGAGCTTTGTACTTTTGGGAGAATCGGAAAAATGAATTAATTGAGGAATTGAAAGTTAGAATTATGCTAAATAATTTACGTTTGAATTCTGATATAAGTGAATTTCAGCTGATTGGAATGTATAAAAGAAATATAAAAAAACAACAAAAATACCTTGAAATACTAGAAAAAATTTAAAGGAGAAATAATGGCATTTAACATCACAAGCGGTCCAACTGCTACCGCTCAAAAAGTAGTTTTGTATGGAGTTGAAGGAATTGGGAAGTCAACCTTTGCTTCACAGTTTCCGTCACCAATCTTCATTGATACTGAGGGCTCAACCTCAAACATGAATGTTCAACGTTTACCAAAACCCACAAGCTGGCAAATGTTAATGGATGAAGTAGATTACGTAAAACAGTCTCAAGTTTGCCAAACACTAATAATTGATACTGCCGATTGGGCAGATTACCTGTGTCAAACTTATCTATGTGCAAAAAACAAATGGGAAAGTATTGAAAGTCCAGGCTATGGTCAAGGTTATGTTTATGTCCGTGAAGAATTTGGGCGACTTCTTAATAAACTTTCTGATTTAACAGAGATGGGAATTAACATTATTTTAACGGCTCATACAGAAATGAAGAAGGAAGAAAAGGCAGATGAATTCGGAAAATATGATCACTACCAACTAAAAATGAGTAAATATGCGGCTGCTTTAGTGAAAGAGTGGGCAGATATGGTTTTATTTGCAAATTTCGAAACAACAATCATTACTGACAGTAAAACCAAATCTAAAAAAGCAGTTGGAGGAAACCGAGTTCTATACACTACTCATCATCCAGCATGGGATGCTAAAAACCGTCATGGTTTAGCTGATAAACTCCCACTTGAATTTGGAGCGATTGCCCATATTTTTCAATCAAACGTGCAAACTCCGCCAGCCAAAACTCAAGTTCAGCCATCAATTGAGCAACCTCAACAACAAGTAACTGCAACGGTTGAAACACCTCAAGAAAACAATTTTGGACGTGAACCAAATGTCATTGACCCAGCAATACCAAAAGAATTGGCTCAACTGATGTCAGTAAATGAAGTGACAGAAGAAGAAATTCGTAGATTGGTAGCAGAAAAAGGCTTTAGACCTTATGAAATGCCAGTCAAAGATTATCCAGATGATTTGATTCAAGGTGGGCTTGTTGCTCAATGGGACAAAATTTTCACAGAAATTAAAGCTAAAAGAGCTTACTAAATAAAAGGAGAAATTAAACATGAACAATACAGTTGATGAAATGGCCGCATTTGGCTGGGATGATGAGATTGAATATAGCGAGGGTGGCAATTTTACCCTTCTACCAGAAGGAGAATATCCGTTTATCGTTACTAACTTTGAACGTAGCAATTATACTCCTGGACCTAATAGCAAAGCTCCAGCATGTAATATGGCAGTGATTACTGTAAAAGTAACTGCTCCAAATGGTGATGAAACAACACTAAAAGAACAGTTCTTGATGTATGAAAAAATGAAATGGAAACTTTCACAATTCTTTGTTTCAATTGGTCAACAGAAAAAAGGCGAAGCACTTCGTCCTAATTGGCAAGCGTTGTTAGGAGCACAAGGTAAACTCAAGTTAATTGTTAATCCTTATAAAGATAAAAAGACTGGAGAAGATAAACAAAACAATCGTGTAGATCGTTATCTTGAACCAGAAGAACCAAATTATCAAGCACAACAAACTGCTGCACCAGGTTACCAAGCCCCACAACAAAGCTATCAACAACCACCAGCTCAAACTCAACCACCTCAACAAAATGTAACGCCATTCCCACAACAAACTACTGCACCTCAAAATAGTGCTGGTTATAATTTCTAAGGGGGATAGAAAATGCTTGCAGAAAAAAATCTAACAGGTAAATTTAAATTTGAGTTTTCAGAAGCTGTAAAAAGTTTCTCTCAATGGTTGGTAAGTATCGGCCAGGACTTCTCTTACAAAGAGAAAGACTATACTACACAGCAAAATTTGAATGTGATGAAGATTATTATAATGCTGAGGCGAAAGCGCTTGAATTAGAAGGTAAAGCAAACCCTCAAATGAGCTTTGATTTAGAGGAGGATAATAATGGAACTCCGTCCGTATCAGAATGAAGCGAATGACCGAATCCAAGAAGAATGGGCGAGTGGTGTCAAGAAGACGCTGCTCGTTCTTCCTACCGGATTGGGTAAAACCGTGACATTCTCAGATTTAACAAAACAATTAGTAAGCAAAGGTGAGCGGGTTTTAATTATGGCCCACCGTGGCGAATTACTTGACCAAGCTGCAGATAAACTTTTCAAAGTAACAGGATTGAAAGCTGCAGTTGAAAAAGCTGACCAAACTGCAAAAAATTCATTTTATAGCGTGACCGTCGGAAGTGTTCAAACATTGATGCGTGAAAAACGACTACAAGATTTCCCGCAAGATTATTACGACACAATCATTGTTGATGAAGCACATCACATTTTGGCTAGTAGTTATCAGAAAGTCCTTGAATATTTTAGTGAAGCTAAAGTTTTGGGAGTAACTGCAACTGCTGACAGAACAGACAAGAAAAATCTGGGTGAGTTCTTTGAGTCGCTCGCTTATGAATACACCTTGCCTGATGCAATAAAAAATAAATACTTGTCACCAATGAAGGCAATGACTATCCCATTAAAAATTGATTTATCTGGTGTTTCAATGTCAGCTGGCGACTTTAAAGCAAGTGAAGTTGGAAGTGCATTAGATCCTTACCTTTATCAAATAGCAGATGAAATGGTCAAAAATTGCTCAAACAGAAAAACAGTTGTCTTTTTACCGCTTGTAGCAACTTCTAAAAAGTTTCGAGATATTCTCAATGAAAAAGGATTTAGAGCTGCAGAAGTCAATGGCGAATCCAAAGACCGGGCAGAAATTTTAGAAGACTTTGACAATGGAAAGTACAACGTACTGTGTAACTCAATGTTACTGACAGAAGGTTGGGACTCACCAGAGGTTGATTGTGTCATTATGTTGAGACCAACAAAATCACGTCCGCTTTATGTTCAATGTATTGGCCGTGGCTTGCGTTTGGCAGAAGGCAAAGAAGATTGTTTAATTTTGGATTTCCTTTGGCACACAGAACGTCATGAGCTAGTTCATCCAGCACACTTGATTGCAAAAGATGATGAAATTGCTAAAAAGATGACTGAAAAAATGGCTGAGGTTGAAGAAGATGATCAGTTACAACTCTTTGATTTAGAAGAAGTCGCTCAGGAAGCTGAAAGTGAAGTGGTTCAAGATCGTGAAAACTCACTGGCAGAAAAATTGGCAACGATGAAAAAACGGAAACGAAAACTTGTAGATCCTCTACAATTTGAACTTTCTATTCAATCAGAAGACCTGATAAATTATGCACCATCTTTTGGTTGGGAAATGGCCCCAGCTTCTGATAAACAAATTGCAGCACTTGAAAAATTTGGTATCTTTCCAGAAGAAATCGAAAACTCTGGGAAAGCAAAAGTATTACTTGATAAATTAAATAAACGGAAAATGTCAGGTTTAACTACACCTAAGCAAATTCGATTCTTAGAAAGTCGTGGTTTCCAACATGTCGGAACTTGGGAATTTAATAAAGCAAGAGGTCTAATTGACCGGATTGCGGGTAATGGTTGGAGAATTCCGGCTGACATTAATCCGAGAGAATATAAAGGAGTTTAAATTTGGAAGAAAAATTTGATTTAGTGCCACTCCTTGAATTTATTTCACCATCAGCTCTTGATTATAATGACTGGATATCTGTTGGAATGGCCTTGAAATATGAAGGATATGGAATAGATGTCTGGGACAGTTGGTCACAGCCTGATAGTAGATATAATGCACGAGAAATGGAAAGTAAATGGGATTCTTTAGGGCGCAATAGTGCTGCCCCAGTTACTGGTGCATTTATCACGATGAAAGCTAAGGAAAATGGTTGGCAACCTCATTCATATTCAGGGGATGGCATGGCAACTTTTGGTTGGGATGATGAAATCAGCTATGAACGTGATTACAAAATTGTTGATAACTCATGGGTTGAAGGTAAAGAAATCAGAGAGCCTGATGATAATTGGAACCCAGTTGAACAACTCAAAACGTACATTGAAACTTTATTTAAGAATGATGATTACATCGGGTACGTTGTTAATTCATGGCAACGTGATG